GAGTTGCATGAACGGAATATAATGACAGAAGCAAAAAACGACCTAAGATGGATGATGGTTTCGGATGTTCACTTTCCAAGACACGATCCAAGAAAGGTTGAACTATTCCTTAAGGTCATGAAGTGGTTTAAGCCACATGCAGTAGATCTATTAGGAGATATCGACGATGCAGATTCAACAAGTCGATGGGCTGCTGAATATCCTACAGAGTTTTCAATTCCTGTTGGTGACGGTGGTGTAACTGGTACAAAACAGTTTATGCATGACATTAGGAAGATTGTTCCAAATGCAGATTGTCATTTCCATGATGGAAATCATGGATGGACAAGACACGGAGACTATCTTGCTAAGAAGGCACCAGCCTTTTTAGATGTAATAACACCTAATAGTTTGTACGAGTATGAAAAGTATGGATTTAGCTGGCATGAATATAATGAGCCACCAGTACGAAGATTTGGTGATATGTGGGCTCATCATGGCGAAGCAATTTCACAGAACTCAGCAGAGTCTGTTAAGAAAGATGTAAACAACTGGGGTGTATCTTTAGTTAGAGGTCATTCTCATAGAATGGGTGCATACTTTCAAACATACAACCTAACTGGACAAGAACTTCGTGGATATGAAATTGGTCATCTCTGCGATATTAATAAGATGGATTATTCCATTCAAAAGAATTGGCAAGCAGGATTTGCAGTTGCACATGTTGTAAATGACTATCCACACATGCAGCTAATTCAAATTACGGAAGACTATACCTGTGTCGTAGACGGCAAGGTATTTACAGCATAAGGAGAATACATGGACGGCATTATTATTTTTATTGCCTCATTGGTTGTTATCGTAGCAACCTCATTAATCAAGACAGTAAGAATGTCAACTAAGCAAAAGAGCACAGTAGCAGTCGCTACATCTGCAGTCGCTGGTCTTGCTACAGCATGGATCAACAGCGGTGGAGATTTGGCTGGTGGAGACGCACTTCAATCAGCAGTTCTAGTGTTTGGTGCATCACAGGCTATCTATAATTTTATTCTTAAGGGAACACCAGCAGATGAGATTCTAGAAAAGTCTTTTGGCGGAGGAAATAAGTCCGCTGAGCAAGCTAAGCAGTTTGCAAATCTTTTGTCAGATATTGCTGCGACAAATAAGCCAGCTAAGGCTAAGAAGACTACAGCAAAGAAAGCGCCTGCAAAGAAGCCAGCTAAAAAGGTAGAATAATAGGCAATTAAAATGACACTGATGAGATGCAAAAGGTGTAGTGGCTCTGTGTTTATCGACAGAGTTTTTTCTCAAAAACTTCACATAGAGCTATTTTGCATCATGTGTGGCAAAAGATGGATGCTAGATAAAGAGAGGGATTCTTTAGCAAGATGGGTAACAAGAAGAGAAAGGGACCACCAAAGAAAGTTCGGTATTTCTTCTTAAACAATATGTTGCATAAGACCTTGCATGTTAATCGTGCAAGCGACTTAATAACAACATGGTGTTATCTTGAAAAAAGGAGAGCTGCCTACTCTTGGTCTGAAACTCAAAAGAATATGGAAAAAGCATATTCTATTACAGAGGTAGCATCTATTTTAAATCGCCATAGAATGACTATAGATAGCTATATTCGTGAAGGAAAAATAAGAACTCCACAAAGAATGTATAAGCTAGATGGCAAGTTTGATCAGCTAGGTAAGTATATGTTCTCTGAAAAAGAGATCTTAGAACTACATGAATATTGTTCAACGATTAGTGTGGGAAGGCCAAGAAAAGATGGGCTAATAAACTCATCTGGTCTTCCCACCAGATCGGAACTAAAGGCGGTATTAAAAGAATCTGCGGTTATGTATATTAAGAATGATGATGGCGATTTTATTCCAGTATGGAAGGAGAATGTATGGTAAGAAAAAGAAGAGAAAGACCAGCTTCTATAGAGCCAGTCCAAGTTGAATTTGCAGTTAAGAGAAATAACGCATATTTGCAGAATGTTTCCTATATGTTGTCACGAGCAGCACTTTTTGCTGAAATGAATAATGATACAGAGACACTTGTGCAAATTGCTGGAGCATGGCTTGAGATAGCTAAATGGGATAAAGATATGAATAGACCTAAGAAAAAGAAAATGCCATTGGGCTTTTCAACTCTTCATACTTCTGATAGAATGGAAGAGGAGGAAGATGATGAGTAATACTAAGGTTAAAGTTGATTTACAGTATACAAGAAATCTAGGCAATTATGAAAGTATTAAAGTTGGTCTTGGCGTAGAAGATATTGTCAGAGATGGCGAAAATGTAAATACTGCTACTGATCGTGTCTATAAATTTGTAGAAGATAAGTTAATTGAAAAAATGCAAGAGATTGAAAAGGAACTAAAAGCGTAATGGCAAAAGCTAAAGATAACTCAAAGCAGCCGTATATCTTGCTTGCTGTATATAAGGAATTATATAGAGAAAGATATAAGAGAGAGCCACAGATAAATATATATCGTGAAAAGTGGGGTATGCAGGATGTTATTGATAGCATTGGTTTTGAGAGAGCCAAAGAGGTTTTAGAATACTATTTTAAAACAAATAGGGCTGGACATCCTATTCAGCAGTTCTTTTTTAATTTTGACAAACTCAATTCATATATGGTAGAGTTAGAAAAGGATAGAGCAAATAGAGAAAAGCTCAGAGAAGAAACAAAACAAATGGTTGCGGAAAGAGAGTTGAATGAACACTGAGGCTGCGGTAATTAGTGCTGTATGTAAAAATAAAGATATTAGTACGCTCATGCAAGATAATGTCGATGAGCTATTTATATCTCATAAAGATGTGTGGGATGGCCTTAAGTCATACTATATGAAGTTTAGGTCTGTTCCAGAAGTTGATGTTTTGACAGATAGATTTAGAGATTTTGATCCAGTATCAACAACTGCAGAAACAGGCTACTACCTTGACCAGCTAAAAGGCGAGTTCTTGAGTGGCAAAGTTCGTAATATTCTTTTAAAGAGTGGTGCTTCTCTAAAAGAAAATGCTCCGCAAAGAGTAATCTCTGAGATGCAGAAAGAAATTGCTGCACTGGGTAAATATACAAATCATGTTAGAGACTTAGACTTAACTGATTATGAATCAGCAGAGCGACATATTTTAAATCTGCGTGAGCGTTCGGCTGCAATGGGCGGTGCACCAGGAATTGCAACTGGCTTTAAAGCAATTGATACTGCATATCCAACTGGAATGGCTCCAGGACATTTGATTGTTGCTATTGGTTGGCCAGGAAAAGGTAAGACATGGTTTACTTCATACCTTGCTTGTAAGGCATGGGAACAAGGCTTTAAGCCAATGATTGTTTCACTTGAAATGTCTCCAGAGAATATGCGTGATCGTATCTATACAATGCTTGGTTCTGGATTATTTAGAGCATCAGATTTTTCTCGTGGTGATATCAATCTAGATGACTTTGGAAGTTGGGCTAAAAAGAAATTTGATAACAAGCGTGGATTTATTCTTGTTTCAAATGAGGGTATGGCGGATGTAACTCCAGCTACAGTTCAGTCTAAGATTGACCAGCATAAGCCAGACCTTGTTATCTGTGATTATCATCAGTTATTTACAGACACAAAGCGTTCTAATTCTGAAGTAGAGCGTAACCGTAATATTTCTCGTGAGTTTAAGATGCTTGCGGTGTCTAATAATATTCCTATTATTGATATTACTGCAGCAACGATGGATGATATTTCAGATCAAGATGATCCACCAATGCTTTCTCAGGTGGCATGGTCAAAGGCTATTGAGTATGATGCTGATATGGCTATGGCTGTTCACAGAAAGCCTGATACAAACATTATTGAAGTCGTGTCTCGTAAAAATAGACACGGTAGAAACTTCTCCTTCTATTTAAATTGGGACATCGATAGAGGTATAATTGAAGAAGTGTATCAGAATAGTAGTCAGGATGACCCACAAGCAGATCCACAGATTTCAGGTTAACGGCATCATAGGTGATGACGCAGGATTTGTTCGTTTAAAAAATCAATATGAAACTATTTTAACTCTACAAATGAGAAAAAAGGGTTATGTCAGAGTTCTTGACATAGACCCAGCTTTTTCGGTAGAATATGATAATGAAAAGGATACATACAATTTTACATTTACAATGCATGGTGTATATGTTGGGAAGGCTAGAGCATGTCGACTAGATGGGATATCGCAGGGAAAGTTGATACCCAGACCTACTCCCCATCACAAATTAAAGCAGTTATTAAATCCGCAGGAATAGATTTAGTATCAGAAACAGGCAATGACTTTTTATGCCTATGCCCATTTCATGGAAATAGAAACACACCAAGCTTCAGCATAAGTAAAGAGCGTGGTGCGTTTATTTGTTTTAATCCATCATGCGGTGAATCTGGAAGTATCATTGAGCTTGTTAAAAGACTTACAAATCGTAATGAGTTTGAAGCAATTCGTTTTATTAAGGTAAAAGAAGATGAAGTCATGGAATCTTTTGATGACATGCTTACAGAGATGCTTGAAGAAAAACCAGACTTTGTTGAATTCCCACAAGATAAACTAGATGAGCTTTCAAATGGTTTTTGGTCTCATGATCCAGCAATAGAGTATATGCATGGTAGAAATTTTGATGACGAAACATTAAAGTATTTTGAAATGGGCTATTCAGACAAAATGGACATGGTTACGGTTCCACTACATAGTCCAGACGGCTTGCCAGTTGGTATTATTGGAAGATCAATTGTTGATAAAAGATTTAAGAATTCTACAGGATTGCCTAAAAATAAAACTATGTTTAATATACACAGGGCAAAAAGAGTAAGCCCTACTGCAATTGTAGTAGAGTCTTCTTTTGATGCTATGATGTTACATCAAGTTGGATTTCCAAATGCAGTAGCAACGCTTGGCGGACATATTTCAAATGATAGCCTTAATCTTTTAAATAAGTATTTTTCTAAAGTAATTATTATGACTGATGCAGACGAAGCAGGAAGGCAGCTTGGGCATACAATTGTCAAAAAGCTAAGAAATAAAGAAATTCTTTGGGCCATGTACGATGATGATATTATTTATCCTCATGGTGCTAAAGATGTTGGTGATATGAATAGTAATGAAATAAAACAATGTATTTCTAATGCTGTTCCAAACTTTACATACACCGCCAGTGTATGATACAATTAGATTAATCGAGGCATATATAGCCTCACCTATAGTAAATGGAGTATATAAATGAGTATCGTTCGCGGACTTAAGAATATGAATAAAACATTGGACAAGCCATCATATGAGAAATCAGATGGTCCAAAGGCAAAATGGCTAAAGTTGGAAGACGGAGAGAGTGTTAAGATTCGTTTTCTTCAGGAGTTAGATCCTGATTCCCCTAAGTATGATGATAAGATGGGCCTAGGTTTTATTGCACTAGAGCACACAAACCCAAAAGATTACCGACGCAAAGCTCTTGATACAATGGAGTCAGATGGTCGTGACTGGGCAAACGAACAACATAAGAAGAACCCAAAGGCTGGCTGGAAGGCACGTTCACGCCTCTACATCAACGTACTTGTAGATGATGGAAAGGAAGAGCCATATGTTGCTATTCTTTCACAAGGAACAAGTTCAAAGACTATTACACCAACACTAATTGAATATGCTGGTGAAATGGGAAGCATTACTAATTTAATGTGGCGTTTAAAGCGCACAGGTACAAAGACAGACACAAGCTATACAATCATCCCATTAAAGACGGATGAGGAACCATTTGATGCATCTGGTCTTGAGATTTATGATCTTGAAAAGACTGCAGTTCGATATGTTCCATATGCAGAACAAGAAGCGTTCTATTTGTTTGGCGAAGGCTCAGAAGCTGACGGCCAAGACGCAACCACATCTAGTCTAGAGTGGTAAACTAAATGTGGTGGGGAGTTTATTTCCTTTCGCTCCCCACCACTTTCTAAAAGATAGGTTATAATTTTGAGTTACGTACACTTACACGTTCATTCGTATTATTCATTAATGGATGGGCTGAATTCGCCTGCTGAGTTAATGAAGGCTGCTCAAAATCATGGCCAACCTGCAATATCAATAACTGACCACGGAACATTAGCATCACACCGTGAAATGCAGATTGCAGCAAAGGAACTAGGTGTAAAGCCAATTTTAGGATTAGAAGCATACATTTCCCCAACAGATAGATTTGATAAGTCTTCTAAAACAGATAAAACAGTTCAGGCTTACAACCATATCATTCTCCTTGCAAAGAATCAGACTGGATTAAAGAATTTAAATAAGTTGTCTGAAATTGCATGGACGGAAGGCTATTATCATAAGCCACGTATTGATAGAGAGATCCTTTCTGAATACAAAGAAGGACTAATTGTTTTGTCTGGATGCTTTAATGGACTTATATCTAAGGCAATTGAAAGGCAAGATTTTGCTGAAGCCAAGACATTATTAGGATGGTTTAAAGGTCAATTTAAGAATGATTTTTATATTGAAATTCAGCCACATAATCCAGTAGAGCTAAACAATAAACTGCTAGAACTTGCAGATGAATTTAAGGTAAAGCCAGTTGTGACTGGTGACTGCCACTATGCACATAAAGAAGATAAAGCCCTTGAAGAAGCAATGCTAATTCTATCTACTTCTCCTAAGATAAATAAAGAAGCAGATTTTGAAAAGTCTAGAAAAATGGCTGACGTATTTGAAAGATTTAATTATCTTTATCCAGATAGAAAAATCACATTTCAGGACATTGATGTTTATGTTACATCTCGTGAAGAAATGAAATCATTAATGATGGCTCAGGGAATTGAGCGTGAAGATATCTATGATAATACCCTTGAAATCTCTGATAAGATTGATTTATATGATTTTAATAAGGGGCTAGACTTACTACCATCTCCTAAGAAAGACGCCCATACAGAGCTCACCAGGCTTGTTTTTGAGGGTCTTAAATCTAAGGGTCATGACAAAGATCAGGTATATATTGATAGAGTAAATGAAGAGCTTTCTGTAATCCAAGAAAAGAACTTCTCATCATACTTCTTGGTTGTAGCAGATATGATTTCATGGGCTGGTAAGCAAGACATTATGGTTGGTCCTGGCCGTGGTTCTGCAGCAGGCTCTTTGGTTTGCTATGCACTTGGAATTACTAGCGTTGATCCAATTAAGTTTGACCTATTGTTTTTTAGATTTATTAATCCAGAGCGTAATGATTTTCCTGATATTGATACAGACTTTGAAGATCGTCGTCGTAAAGAAGTAAAGGATTATTTACGTAAAAAGTTTAAGCACGTAGCATCAATTTCTACTTATACCTATTTTAAAGATAAGGGTGTAGTTAGAGATGCTGCAAGAGTCTTTGGAATTCCATTGTCAGAAGTAAATAAGGCAATGAAGCAGATTGATACATTTGAAGAGTTTGAAACTAGCCCTAACTCATTTTGGTTTAGAGAGAAGTATCCAGAAGTAACTGAATTAGCTAAGGGTCTTCGTGGTAAAATTAGATCTGCGGGTATGCATGCTGCTGGTATGGTTGTAGCAAAGGATAGTTTAGTCAACTTTGCTCCAATTGAAACTAGAGCTGATGCAAATGATGAGGTAAGTGGTCGTGTGCCAGTAGTGGCATATGATATGGATACTGTTGCAGATATTGGTCTAATTAAAATTGATGCTTTAGGTCTAAAAACATTATCTGTTATTTCTGACACACTAAAGATGATTAGTGAAAGACACGGCAGAGAAGTTAATTTAGATAAACTTCCATTAGATGACCCAAAGATATTTGAGGATTTATCTAATGGATATACTAAAGGTATATTTCAGGCAGAAGCAACACCATACACGAATCTTTTAATTAAGATGGGTGTAAGTACATTCGAAGACCTCGCTGCATCTAATGCGCTTGTTAGACCAGGTGCTATGAATACTGTTGGTCATGCTTATATCAATAGAAAAAAGGGCCTAGAGCCAATTGTTTATCAGCATGAAATCTTAAGACCTTTTACGGAGAGAACATATGGCGTTATTATTTACCAAGAACAGGTTATGCAAGCATGCGTACACCTTGGCGGAATGTCCATGTCGGAAGCAGATAAAGTTAGAAAGATCATTGGCAAGAAAAAAGATGCTAAAGAGTTTGATGAGTTTAGAGATAAATTTATTCAGGGTGCATCTTTACACGTACCAACAAAAACAGCGGAAGCTTTATGGCATGACTTTGAAGCGCATTCTGGTTATTCGTTTAACCGTTCTCATGCTATTGCTTATTCTTTGTTATCATATTGGACAGCTTGGCTAAAGCATTACTATCCAATTGAGTTCATGTTTGCTATTTTGCGTAATGAGCAGGATAAGGATGCACGTACAGAATACCTAATTGAAGCAAAAAGATTGGGAATTAAGATCCTGCTTCCACATGTTAATGAATCAGATTTAGACTTTAAGATTCAAAAAGATGCAATTAGATTTGGCCTTTCAAATGTTAAGTTTATATCTGATAATATTGGCAAGAAGATTATTGCATCTGGGCCATATAAATCATACAAACATTTAGAAGAGATTGCTTCTAAAAAGGGAAGCGGAATTAACTCAAGAGCAATCACTGCTTTGAATGCAATCGGTGCAGCAGCTTTTGATGATAATCCTAGAAGTGGCTCAGAGACAGAAAATCTATATGAATATTTAAGTATTCCTAAGTTTGATTTAGGTAAAGTGCCACCACATATTAAGGCTCAGATTAACTCTATTGAGGATTTTGATGAGCGTGGAACATTCGTAATTCTTGCTATGGTTAAGGGTATTAAGAAGGGTAATGGATGGTCTCGTATTGAGATGGTTGATGAGACTGGAACTATTGGTGTATTCCATACAGAACAGACACAGATAGAGACTGGCAACATGTATTTCTTCTTAATTGGAGATAATAGAATTCATAGATATATTACTATTGATCAAATGGTAAGCGATAAGAATGATGAGTTTGCAAAGTTTTTGCATTCTGCAGAAATTCAAATACCAGAAAATATGCGACTTACAGTAAGTTTGTTACCATATAGAACAAAGCAAGGTAAGTCTATGGGTCACTTAATTATGAGTAATAAAACTAAGGAACTTACTAGAGCTATTGTATTTCCACAGGTATATGATAGAATAAAGAGCAGAATCAAAGATGGAATGATATACATTCCAGAAGTAACAAAAACTGAAGACGGAACATATTCACTAAGGAGTGTAAAATGACAGAAGAAGTAAACGTCCCAAATATTTTTGAGGGCAAGATTGATGTTAGCCATGTGCTTTCAATTCTTATGGACTTTATGGGTGGATCTGCTAGAATTCCTGCAGATCAATTTACTAAGTCTATGGTAGTTGACAGAAAGCTAGTATTATCATATGATGATGAAGAGAAAGTATTTATATTGAACCTAGAAAATATTTCTCCAGAAGAGAGAGCAAAGCTAGAAGCAAACAATGAATAATGTATTAACTGAGTATGGCATAGATGCCCTAGCAGCAATGCTGCATGAAAATGCCAAAGAAAAAGGATTTTGGGACGGTGAAGTAACCTATGACAAGCTTGGCAATAAGCTTGCATTAGTTCATTCTGAGGTAACAGAAGTCCTTGAAGCATTAAGAAAGTCAAAAGGTAGTCAGGCTATTGTTGAAGAAATGGCTGACGTAATAATTAGATTGCTTGATGTCTACGCAGTAATGCAAAATGAGGGCATAACAAGCCATTCTCTTGAAGAGGTTATGGATGAAAAAATTAACAAAAACCGAAGTAGACCAGCTCTACACGGAAATCTCTTCTAGCATAAATGGATACGTCCTTCATGGTAGTGAAGGAGAAATGATTCTGGTTATTAAAACCACAGACGAACATTTGATAAAGAATGTTATAGATAAAATTGGTTCTTCTAGAATTGAAGAACTAAAGATAATTAGTAAAAGATTAGAAATGGACTTACATGACAGAGATAACAGACATCCTAGCCAAACTGGATCCAAAAACAAGACAAAGGGTTCAGTCAGCAATGGAAGTGGAAGTAGAAAAACAAAAAACACCAAGCATAGGCCTTAACATGGCACTCCAAGGAGGATTTGGCTACGGAAGACAGATCCTTGTTTGGGGAAACAAGTCTGCTGGTAAATCATCATTTTGTTTGCAGATGATTGCAGAAGCACAAAAAGAGGGAAAGACTTGCGCTTGGATTGATGCTGAGCACTCGTATTCTTCAGAATGGGCTGCTAAGTTAGGTGTAGACTCTGATAAGTTAATTTATTCTTCTGCAAAAACTATTAACGATATGGTTGATGTTGCTACTCAGCTAATGGATGCGGAAGTTGATATTATTGTTGTAGATTCCATTTCTGCATTACTACCAGCTATTTATTTTGAAAAAGATAGCACAGATCTTAAAAAGCTTGAAGATACAAAGCAAATTGGTGCCGAAGCAAAGGATATGACACATGCAGTTAAGATGCTTAATTATGCGAATAAGAAAACATTACTCGTACTTATTTCTCAGCAACGCAATCAGTTTGGTAGCATGCATGCAAGCCATATTCCAACGGGTGGTATGGCGGTCAAGTTCTTCTCTTCTACTGTGGTTAAGCTTTGGTCTAGTGAGGCTGAGGCTAATGCTATTAAAGCTGGCATTAAAGTCGGAGATAAAATCATTGAACAAAGAGTTGGTCGACCAGTAAACTGGATTATCGATTATAACAAACTTGGACCACCAAATCTTTCAGGTCAATATGATTTTTATTTCCAAGGAGATAACATTGGTGTTGATCAAGTTGGTGAAGTTCTAGATGTTGCTGAGCAACATGGCGTTATTGAAAAGGGCGGAGCATGGTATACTATTGGAGAAGAAAGATTCCAAGGACGTGCTAAGGCAGTTCAATATTTAAGAGAGAATGCTGATGTAGTTTCAGCACTTAGAGAAAAAGTTTATGGCAAAAATTGAAGATTTAATTAGTAAGAAACCAAGTAATAATAAAACAAATAATGATAACTCCATGTCAATGGATGGATCATTTTCCTGTCAGACATGTAATGATGTATCAGACGAAGCTCAGTTTGACAGAAATGCTGGTGTAATTACTTGGACATGCAAGAATAATCACTTATCGAAAGTTACACTTGGATAATGTCAGAGCGTGGTGAAATCAAACGTGATGGGGCAAAAGCTCAAAAGAATTCAGGTCGCGGTCAGTATCAAAAGGGTGACGCTAAGTGGAATCAGTTTTTAGTAGATTATAAAGAAGCATCTCGTTCATTTACTTTGAATCAGGATAACTGGGCAAAGATTTGTACCGACACATTTAAAGTAAGTAGAGACATGCATCCAGCATTAAAGATTATTATTGGAGAAGAATCTAAAGTCCGCCTAGGAATCATAGAGTGGGCTATTCTTGAAGAGCTTATTAACTTTTGGGAGGAGAACCATCAATGAGAGAAATTATTATGACTACATTAACTGGAGCTGGAGTAGGAGTAGTTTTTGCGCTATTTAAACTTCCAGTCCCAGCACCACCAGTGTTTGCAGGTCTCATGGGCATTTTTGGGCTATGGCTAGGATATGGATTAGTAGGTAGATTTCTATGACAGATATAGCAATCTTTTTAATGGGAGTTATGGTTGGGTTTGTATTCGGATACCCTATTGGATTATTTATAGATTATTTAGATAAGAAAGAGAAGTCAAAGGATGTCAGATAATACACTTGAGTTGATTAGCCAGATCACTGAGTTTAATGATCTTCATGAGTATATGAATGATGAGCAACTCGATAAAGCCTTAGCAATTGTGGTAAAATTGATTATGAACCCTGATGTTCCATCAGCAAAGGCTCCTATGCTTATTATTGAACTTCAGGCCATAAGTGCAAAGCTGGCCATACTTGCTTCTTATTATACTACTGTGGCTAGAGATAAGACTGGTACATTGAATAACAATAAGAAGAATTTATACTACTCATGTAAAGAAGCAATTGACAGACTTGTTGATGCATTGAAGTATTCTGCGAGAAGTTTTTAAATGGGAAGAGATTTAGTAACAAATTTAAAATTTAAGAAGGTAACTGGAAGTTTTGACCCAGACACCTTTGCAAAGATTATTGATGATGCATATCTGACTGGAAGAAATCTAGATAGATGGCAGAAGAAGCATACATTTTCTCCTTCAACTATTGGATATGGTCATGGAACGTGTCCAAGGTACTGGTTTATTGCATTTAATGGTGCAGACTTTGAAGATAAGTTTGATGCAATTGCAATTGCAAATATGGAAAATGGTAAGCAGGCTCACGAGAGACTTCAAACCTTGCTGCAGTCAACAAAGGTTTTAAAAGAAATTGAAAGAGAAATTTTATGTGATGACCCTCCAGTAAGAGGATTTGCTGACTTAATTCTTGATTGGACTGGCCAAGAGGTTATTGGTGAAATTAAGACTGTAAAGGATGAAATATTCTCTGCACGACAGGCATCAATGACTCCTACCACATCCCACCTAATCCAGCTTTTGCTATATATGTGGGTAGAAAAAATTAAAGAAGGCTTTGTTATGTATGAAAATAAAAATAACAACGAGCTTTTAATTATGCCAATAGTTATGAATGCAAGATATGAAAAGATTATTGAAGATGTAATTCAGTGGATGCGTGAAGTTTATGCTAACTATAAAGAAGACATTCTTCCTGAAAGACCATTTACAAAGTCTGCAAGTGTCTGCAAGTACTGTCCAGTTAGAAAAGAATGCTGGTCTGGAGAAATGGGCGATATTCAAATTAGAGCACTGGATCTTCCAAAATGATCTGTGCCAGAGAAGATTGCGGAATTGATTTTGATCAAAAAACCCATAACCAAAAGTATTGTTCTGATGAATGCTGTAGAATTGCAACTAATAAGCGCATCATGGAGAAATACTATGAGAAAAAAGCTATTAGAAACGGCGCAAAAAGAATCTGTAAAACAAAGGGCTGTGGAGAAATCTTAAGTAGATATAACTACTCAAGCGTATGCTATAGTTGTGAATCTAGAAAGCGCTCTAGCGCTAAAAAAGAGTTATTGGATCTAGTAAATGTCATTGGCAAAGCTAAGTAAGTCTAATGCTGCTACTGTTATTGGCATAGATGCCTCTACTGGTTCAGTTGCTTTTTGTATCCTAAAAGGCGGAAAGCCATATAAATATGGCAAGATTATTTTGAATGGTCAAGATATATACGAGAGAATAGCAGATGCTAGAAATAAAATTAGTTCATTTAGTGATGTGCTAAAGGCTGACTATATAGCTATGGAAGGCGCAGTTATGGTTAAATCAGCAGATGCTGTAATTAAATTGTCATATGTTTACGGAGTTGTCCTTGCAGAGCTTATGCAATATAACCCTAAAGTTATTACAGTTGCACCAGTATCTTGGCAGTCATTTATAGGTAATAAAAATTTTACAAAGGATGAAAAACAAGGATTACGTGTATTGAATCCAGGGAAAGCAGAATCTTGGTATAAGAATAAGATGCGTGAAATAAGAAAAGAGCGCACAGTTTCATGGGTAAAACAAAAGTTTGATATAGATGTTCCAGATCATGATGTTGCAGATTCCATAGGAATTGCATATTACGCTTATGAAAAGATGATAGGTGCAAAATGAAATTATATCAAAGTAAAGAATATTTATATAGAAGATACGTACTACAAAAGAAAACAATAAAGGAGATAGCAGAAGAATGTCAAGTGAGTCACATGACAATCCAGAGGTATCTGGAGCAGTTTGGACTGATCAAGAATCAGCGCAAGTGGAGCAAGTAGTAGAACCAGCATATCCAATTACCTTAGCTAAAACTGTTCATGGCTTTAGTTTATTTACTGTAGACGGAGATGAGCATGTTGGACATAACCTTAGAGAAAAAGGGTTTTGGGAACCAGATGTAACTCATTGGCTATATCAAAATATTAAAGATGCGGATACTTGTTTAGATATTGGAAGTAACGTAGGTTATTTTACTGAAATTATGGCTAGAAAAGCTGGCTCGTATGGAAGAGTGTACGCTTTTGAAGCTAATCCAAATTTAGTTGATGTATATGAAAAGACATTAGTTGATGCTGGAAATGACTATGAAAGCGTAGGAATGATTTATTTATTTCCTATAGGGCTTTCAGACGAGTCTAGAGAGGCATATATCTTTGTACCAAAGGCAAACATTGGCGGAGCTGGAGTTACATATGATGAATCTGATCCACTAGATGGATATGAAAGCGTACCTGTTGTATTAGATTTAATTACTAATATCATTGATGAGATTGTTATTGAAGAGATTGATATTATTAAAATGGATGTAGAGGGTCACGAAGAAAAGATTTGGCCAACATTAAAGCCAGTTCTTAAGAATGTAAGAGCCTTAATAGTAGAGCTTGGACCGTATCACTCAAGAGATTTCTTAGAAGAAGTAAGCAAAGACTTTGACATGTTTAAACTAGAGAACTTTGATGAGGTTCCTATTACAGTAGAAGACATTTTGTCTGCACCTGCACATATTAATACAGTCCTTAGAAAGAAATCTTTAGTCAATTAGAGTTGACATTTTAGTTGACTAATAGTAGAATTTACTTAGGAAGTAGGAGATATTGTGTCAGAAATAGAGTTAGTAGAACGCTTTGACAAGATGAATAAAGTTGTCGAGCAATTGCTTATGGGCAATAATCCAACTCAAATATCAAAGCAGTTAGATATTCCACGTAAAGATGTTCTTGAATTAATTGATGAGTGGAAGTCACTTGTTCATAATGATCAGAATGCAAGAGAACGTGCTAAGGAAGCAGTTGCTGGTGCTGATCAACATTATGCTATGTTAATTAAAGAAGCATGGAAAACAGTTGACGATGCTGATCAGGCTGGTCAACTAAATGTTAAAGCAACAGCATTGAAATTAATTGCTGATATTGAAGCAAAAAGAATTGCAATGCTTCAACAATTAGGTTTATTAGATAATGCAGAGTTAGCTGGACATTTAGCTGAAACAGAAAGAAAGCAAGACATTCTTGTTGGAATATTAAAAGATATTGCATCTGAATATCCACAAGTTCGTGATGAAATTATGCGTAGACTTTCTAAGATTAGTAATCGTGTAGAAGAAGTCACTGTAGTTCAAGAAGAGCCACTTAGATTAGTTAAAGATAACGATGTTTAATTTTGATGATATCATCGATATGCTGGATGGCGAGGAGTTCGAAGAGCGTCCAGTAGATTTGGCTACCTTTGTAACTAGCGAAGATTATTTAGGTTTGCCACCATTATCAGAATATCAGTATATGCTTATTCGTGCATCTTCTCAGATATATAAGAAATCAACATTAGAGAAGTTATATGGAGAAGACGCTGGGAATAAACGCTGGGGCGAAACTGTAAATGAAGTTATTGCACAGCTAGGAAAAGGGTCTGGAAAAGATTATTGCTCAACTATTGCTGTTGCATATATAGTTTATTTACTATTGTGCTTAAAGGATCCAGCTAAGTATTTTGGAAAACCACCTGGGGATTCTATTGATATTATCAATATTGCTATCAACGCACAACAGGCAAAGAATGTTTTCTTTAAGGGCTTGAAGAATAGAATTAATAAATCGCCATGGTTTGCTGGAAAATATGTTGAGAAAGCAGACGTAATTGAGTTTGATAAAAGCATTAGCTGTCATTCAGGTCACTCAGAAAGAGAAGCCTTTGAGGGATATAACGCACTTGTAGTAATCCTTGATGAGATTTCTGGATTTAGTATTGACAATACTACTGGTCATGAGCAGGCAAAAACTGCTGGTGCTATTTACGATATGTATCGTGCATCAGTTGATTCACGTTTCCCAGACTTTGGTAAAGTAATTTTGCTTTCTTTCCCTAGATATAAGGGTGACTATATTCAGCAAAGATACAATGCGGTAATTGCTGAAAAAGAAACTATTATTCGTACACATAATTTTAAGATGGTAGATGATCTTGCAGATGGGACAGATGGAAATGAATTCTCTGTTGATTGGGAAGAAGATAAGATTGTTTCTTACAGGATTCCAAAAGTATTTGCTCTAAAGAGACCAACTTGGGAAGTAAACCCTACAAGAAGTATTGATGATTTTAAAGTAGCATTTTATACAAACCCAACAGACGCACTTGCACGTTTTGCTTGTATGCCACCAGAAGCAGTAGATGCATTCTTTAAGTCTCGTGAAAAAGTCGAAAAAGCTTTTGTTGGTAGAAATGGTGTAGATAATCAAACTGGAAGGTTTGAAGAATGGTTTCAGCCTATTCCAGAGAAGGATTACTATATTCACGTAGACCTTGCTCAAAAGCATGACCATTGTGCAGTTGCATTGAGCCACGTAAAAGAGTGGGTAAAGATTAGAACTATTAATGATTATCAGCAGGTTGCCCCAATTGTTGTTGTGGATGCAGTCAGATGGTGGACTCCAACATCTGATAAGTCAGTAGATTTTACAGAGGTAAAAGATTATATAATTTCTCTACGTGAAAGAGGATTTAATATAAGATCAGTAACATTTGACCGATGGAACTCACATGATATGATGCAGCAGATTAAGAATTATAATATTCATACAGAAATTTTGTCTGTTGCTAAGCGTCATTATGAAGATTTAGCTTTAGGCATACATGAAGAAAGAATCATTGGGCCAGACATTAAGTTGCTTATTGATGAATTACTACAGTTAAGAATTATGCGTGATAGAGTAGACCACCCAAGAAAAGGTTCAAAAGACTTGGCGGACGCAGTTTGTGGATCTATATATAACTCTATATCTAAGTCTAGAAAAGATGATAGAGAAATAGATATACATACGTGGTCAGAGACTAAAGATGAAGGTAAAGTATATGAGACTAGGGATGGTGTTCCAAAAGCTATTCCTCAAGACGTATATGAAGCTATATCAGGAATGAGGGTACTATGAACAGTTATCAGAAGAAAGCAACTCAATGCAAGTGTGTTGGGAAACATGTTCCACTACCAACAACATTAAAAGAATATAATGGCGTAATGTTGTGTGCGACAACATACGATAATGTTTTAGAGTATAAGAAGATGTGGGAAGTTCTTGGGTGTGAGCCACCTGGAAATATAAGAAAACATTTTTCTGAATATGTACAAAAAATTGTAAAAGAAAGTCTAGACAGAACCAAAGTTTTACTGTAGAATTAAAGAGTAAGTGGCAATAGCTTAGTTGGTTAAAGCCCCGAACTCATAATTCGGTAATCGTAGGTTCAAGTCCTACTTGCCACACAAAGGAGGAAAAATGGCAAATAAAGAACAAAAGGGTAGCTCAAATAAAAAGAAAGAGCCAAAGATGTCTCTTAAGGAAAAAAGAGCTGCTAAAAAAGACAAGAAAAACAAGAAGTAGTATAATTTAATTACCAGAGTCCGTGTGAGACACGCCTGGTCCTGGCCATCGTGCTTGTAGGTACCTTGGGATGGGGAAATAGTTACAGCTGCCTGGCCGCAAGGCCAGGCAGTCTCTATAAGAAAGAAGTTATGAATAACGACGATTTTAATTATGACGACAACGGATTAAGCGAAGAAGATTTTGAAGGCTTAATGGAATATTACATAGAAGTTGGTGCAGTCATTGTCAGTGGTATTGATCCAGACGGAAACTTTATATATAAAATAACAGATATGGCTAGGGAAGTAGCACCAGAGTTATGGGCAATGCACCATGATATGGTTGACGACGCCCTCCTTGAACTGTTTGAAAAAGATCTTATAGAGGTTGAATATGATGAAGATCTTAATGCCAATTTGAAAATATCTGATGAGGCAAAAGAAATAATGAGACAAAAAGGATATATTGAATTAGATGAACCAGACAATAATTGATATTAGAGAAAAATATTATCAGGATGTCGAAAGGTTATTGCCTACAAAAAGAAAAGATAAAACTGGCAAGAAAAGAAGATTTATACAAGAAAATAAAAATGATAGGCCTTGTGCAGATTGCGGAATGTCCTATCCTTGGTATATAATGGAATATGACCATGTGCGTGGTGTAAAAAAGGGTACATTGACAAGAATGTACAGAACGCATACAATGGAAGAGATTATAGAAGAAATGGCAAAATGTGATATTGTTTGCTCAAATTGTCATAAGCATAGAACTTGGGTCTCAATGATCGGAAGGGATAGGGTAAGTGGTACAACAAATAGCACTGTCAACGAAACAAGCGGAGGAGCTTGAAAAGTTTGTGCAAGACCATATGAATGCATGCTATGTGCAGTTATATGATGAAGAAGATGTAAGAGAAGATTGGCAACCATATGATGTATATTGTGGTTGTGATACCTGCAATAGCAGAGAATCTTTAATGGCAACATTTGATTGGTTAAGATCAAATAATGTTGTTGACATATTTGTTAAGGCCAAATAGCCCAACGGTAGAGGCAGAGGACTTAAAATTCTCCAAGTGTGGGTTCGAATCCCACTTTGGCTACGCCCTTGTAGCTCAGCGGATAGAGCGAGGCTCTTCTAAGGCCTGCGTCGGAGGTTCGATTCCTTCCAGGGGCGCTTTGACTATCAATTTATAGTAGCGTATAATAAATACATACACGGAGGTTTATATGCCAAAAGGAAGATATACAATTGGTGCCAGAGGCACACACGGATGTTCTGGATATCCAGTAGTTGGAGATACAGGCAAGGTGCATGGATGCCACAAGACACGAGCACAAGCTAGAGCACAGCAGGCAGCTATTTATGCTTCAGAGTCTTCAAATAAAGCAAATTATGAATACTACTCAGAAGATTCAGCAATTAGAAAAAATTGCTGTCCAGAAACAGATGTTCAAAAAGCCCAAGGTCCTTGTTGGGATGGATATGAACAGCGTGGAATGAAAGAAAAAGATGGCAAAATGGTTCCAAATTGTGTTCCAAAAGATACTAATAAGTCTTCTGACAATGAAGATCAATCGGGAGAATCTCACGATAAAAAGAAAAAGAAAAAAGTAACTAAATCAAATTTTGCTATTGTAGAAAATCATCCAAAGTGTGAGGGCATTGCTCTTGTTGAAACTGACGGAACTACAGTCCTTTGCTATCCAGATCGTGCATCTGCAGAGGCAGCACTTGCCGATATGACATCAGAAGAAGCAGATGCTTCAGTTAGACCAGACATGAATGGAAAGTTTTGGGAAGGAAGTTTTGCTCCAATTAGATAAGCAGACTGATAATACTAGTATTGATTTAAATGCTAGTGATAGATGTGATGCATGTGGAGCACAAGCTTACGTTTATTGTAAAGGTCTAGAAGGATCTTTATATTTCTGCGGACATCATTATAATCAACATAAAGATAAATTAGATGATTGGGCCTTTACAATCATTGACCAACGTGATAAACTTAGTAATAAGGAAACAACAGAAGAAGAATAATAGATAGGAAACTGCGGTGCAAACATTTATGCCATACAGCGACTTTGATGAAGTTGCTTCAGTGCTAGATTCAAAAAGATTAAATAAACAACTATTAGAGGGAAGGCAGATTCTTGCTGCTCTAGCAGGAACGTCTAAAGGTTGGAGAAATCATCCAGCAACTAAAATGTGGGCTGGCTCAGAGGGTATGCTGTATAAATATCTTCTTGCGATAGCCAAAGAATGTAATGAGCGTGGCATTAAGTATCAAAATAATTTAAATGCTATTGAAGATATTATGGAAGTACATTTTAATAATATTACTTGCAACGGCAGACCATTTTGGATGAAAGATAAGACAATGCTTCATCGTGTAATTACAACCCATCAAGCAAATTTATATCGCAAGGATTCTTACGAATATGGATTATTCCAGTCATCCTATGATGATCCAATGAATGATCCATGCTGTGAAGAGTGTAGTTATTTTTGGCCAACACACATAGGAAGATAATGCCAGTATACGAATATAAATGTGATTGCTCTGAAGATATTATAGAAATACAAAGATCTATTCTTGATCCAGAGGTTATTCCAGACTGCCCTAAATGTGATAGTGCAATGAAAAAAGTTTATAGAACTTTTGGAATTGACTTAAAGGGTTCTGGTTGGTACTCTAAAGGAGGCTAACAATATTGGGGATTAGCTCAGTCGGCAGAGCGGGAAGCTGTTAACTTCTAGGTCGCAAGTTCGAGTCTTGCATCCCCAGCTCGGAAGAAGGTAACCACTACATAGGAATATTGCCTATTAGGGACCGCCCTACGGATAAAGTTGGATAGTCTGGTACGCTGCCCAACCATGCGTTATATGAAAATGATATCTAAGTAATATAGCAAGTTGGTCCAACATACGGAAGATTGGCTGAGTGGTCTAAAGCAATCGGTTGCTAACTGATCGTGGGAGTTAAATCTCACCATAGGTTCGAATCCTATATCTTCCGCCATGCTCTAATAGTCCAATTGGTAGAGGCGCATGTCTTAGGAACATGATGTTGTAGGTTCAAGTCCTACTTAGAGCACACTGGTCCATTAGCTCAGTTGGTTAGAGCGCTACCCTGTCACGGTAGAGGTCGACGGTTCAAGTCCGTTATGGATCGCTAGATGCTATAATTTATGTATTATGGCAATGTATACATATTTCACAAAGATAGACAAGGTAGTTGACGGGGATACCGTTGACGTATTTATTGATCTAGGATTTAGCGTTTGGCACAAAGAGCGTATCAGACTATCTGGTATTGATACAGCAGAAAAGAATACAGAGTTTGGTAAAGCAACTAAGAAGCTTTTAATTGATACATTAGAGGGCAAGTTAGTTAAGCTTGAAGTATCAAAGCCAGATAAGTATGGAAGATACTTAGGAAAAGTTTATTTAGATTCTGAGGAAAGCATTAACGATCAAATGCTTAGACTCGGAATTGCTAAAAGCTACGGAGGAGACTCAAAAGTTGGGCTATGGTCTGAAGCAGAACTAGCTAAAACAACTATTGATGTCAAGCTTGTATAGTGGCATCAGGCGGATCATACAAGAAGCACGTTAAGTTTAATCCAATTCAGATTAAAAACGGAATGATTGTCAGACTTCGTAAAGATGGCAGAATTCAATCAGTTCTTGGAAAGTATGGAGAGTACGGAAAGAAGAAAGAGGATAAAAATAATGGCTGAAAAAACATATACTCCAACAGAAGGAATGAAGATTGCAGCACGTCGTGCCTTAAAATGGAAAGAAGAAGGCAAGGCAACTGGTGCTGGAACAGCAGTTGGTTGGGGAAGAGCTTCAGATATTGTTGCTGGAAGATCAATGTCATTGTCAGTTGTAAAGAGAATGTATTCTTTTTTCTCAAGACATGAGGTAGATAAGAAGGGCGAAGACTTTAATAATACAAGTAACCCTTCAAATGGAAGAATTATGTGGGATGCATGGGGCGGAGACGCTGGATTTACATGGTCAAGGAAGATAGTAGAGGCAAATAAAAGCATGTGGGATGGCGTATTTTTTAAAGAAATTATTGAGCCAGACGCAGAAAATTGGTTTGACACAGTTGTTGACGAACCAGAATTAACTTGATATAATTAATAGAAAGGCATTATTGTGGCCGTTTTTGATTACAATACAGCTCATGTATTAGTACAAAACAATAAAAATTTTTTTTGGGATGGATGGAAACTTATTTTCTGGAAAGAAGATAATGAGGCTATTTACAAAACAAACGGATTAAGACATAATGGTAGCTGGGGAATATCAGAAACATTTGTAGTTTCTGAAGATGGAAAATGGAGGATTCCCGACAAATATGTCAAACATATTAGATGATTTAGGCATTGATCCAGATGATATTCATTGGACAGATTTGGCAGCATGTAATGGAATTGAAACAGATTTCTTTTTTGATACATATGAGGCTGATCAAACAATAGCAAAAAATATAGATCAGATGTGCCTTGTATGTCCTGTTGCAAAACAGTGTCATGATGCTGGTACTAATAATGCGGAGTACGGTGTTTGGGGCGGAGTATATCTAAGTCTTGGGGCATTAGATAAAACAAGAAATTCACATAAGACACAAGAAGTATGGAAAAAGTGGAAGTCCAAACATGGACAAAAGTAGACCAGTAGTTTATACAAAACAAATGGCTGGAGCTGTTAGACAAGTAAAAAAGCCTTTTCCTAATATTATTATTGATGTTGTAAAATATCCAGAGTTTTTAACTATAAGAATGTATGAAGATAACATCATGTCATTTGATATTAATCAGCGTGTATTAATTACTGATTATATTAATTTAGTTAGAAAAGTAATAGAATCATTTGGTGTAAGATGCGAGTTCGAAGGGGTCCCAGGAAATGGCAGAAAGACATTATCAAGATAGAATCCAGATAGTATGGATTTACTCTGAGAGTGTGTACGGAAATATCGTTAAAGAAGGGCTTTATGCTTCCCTTGTTAGGTATCAAAAAGACGGTATTGACCATCAGGTTTATCTAGAGAATGATGATTTTATAGTAATGGATGAGCTTGGTTTTGATCATATAGAGGAAGAAGAGGATGGGACAGATACAGTGTTATAGCTGTGAGGAATTTAAGTCAGATATCGTAGTTAATAAATCTAAGATATTTAAAAACTTAAATTTACTTATGTGCAAGAGATGTACCACTTCCATGTATGAGCCTAGATGGGTGATTGTTTTGGCTGGCAGACAGTATGGGTCGGAATTGGTAAAAACCTATGTGATAGATCATCTATACCATGGGGAAGAAATAAGTGCTACGGAGTTATTAGTATGAAACGTGCAGAACAAGTAGGGTATGTAATAGGATTATTAATAGGCCTTGGAATATGGGCTGGTTTTATTTATTATATATTATTTGAGCTATATAATAGAATAATTAATGATGCGGGTGATCCATTTCCAGTCTTGACACTGCTACTTCTTTTTGTTATACTTGTAAGAGTAAACAATTTGAAGAAGCAATTTCGAAAAATAGTTGATTGGATTAATAAGTGACTGTAATAGCTGCGGTAGTAAACGATAATGGTGCATTCATTGCTGGTGATAGAGGTGCTTCTGACGATAATGTCATTTTCCCTTTAGCACATCCTAAAGTTTGGCAGACTGGACCGTACCTGTTTGGATATTATGGCAGTATGGACGGAGAAAAAGTTATGTATAACTTTCATCCACCAGCCCCTAAAAAGGGAAATCTAGATAAATTTATGCTTACGGATTTCACGCAAGCATTGAAGTCTTTCTATGATGAGCACTTTGTATTTGCTACGCAAGATAAAGATGCTGATTTTGGAATGATTATAGTTATAGATAAATATATCTATGAGCATGATGCAGGAACAATGTCAATGACACGCTTTCAAACAGACCATTTGTCTGTTGGTAGCGGTTCAGAATATGCTCTAGGATCATTACATTCAACAGAAGGATGGAATGATGGAAAGCGTAGAGTAAGAACAGCAATTGAGGCTGCAGTTAAATATAGCCCTAGTTGTATGGGACCAGTAGATGTAGTAAGTATTTTAAACAAGAAGGAGAAAAATAATGGCAATTGATGCAACACAAATGGAAGCGATTGTTCTTGAAGTAGTTCGTGAATTTCACAATAAGTACTACCCAGATCCAGAAAATAAGCTAACTCCACCTGAAATGGAAGAAGCATATAAACATTCTGTAGATCAAGTAACATTTGCTCTTAATATTTTTATGGAACAGTTCAATAAACTTGCGGAAGAGATTAAAAATGCCTAATGCTGATTTTGAAAAAGAAGTAAAAAAGATTTTTGATGAGGCCTATACCTTGCTTCTTCGTAAGCATAAGGATTACGGCCCCCTAAATATTGCGTCTGCCCCAGGTGGAGCAATTAATGGTCTTATCGTAAGGAAGCATGATAAGTTTGAGCGTATCAAGAACTTATTTTATAATAAGCCAACTGAGAAGCCACAATTTGAAAGTCTCAGGGAGACGTTTATAGATGATTTAAATTATTCTGCTATAGCAATCATGAACTTGGACGGGACATGGCCAAAGCAATAGTGGAGATTTACTGGTGGGTAGTTTATCAGTTCCAAAAAGGAATTGATTGGTTATATTCACGGGTATTTCACAGCATAGATATTGATCTATCTGAAGAAGAAGATACTGAATTTGACGACTAGCAGCAAATTTGGTATTATTAAGACTTGTGTGGTTGACACACAAAATCAAACCAAATCAATTGAAGAGGATAAAAAACAAACTATGAAGAAACTATCAATTCTAGTTGCATCAGTACTAGGTCTGGCTACTTTAGTGGCAGCACCAGCTAATGCAGCTCCAATGACAGTTGTAACATCAACAGGTGCAGTCTCAGGTGGATCAACCACTTGGACAACTGTTACTACAGGAACATCTGCAGCAACAGCAATTACTCGCCCTGTCCCAGAAGATAACGTAATTGATGACAGCGATGTCGTTAGATTCGTTGCTACTGTTGACACAGGCACATCAGTAACTGTTTCTGCAACAAATGCAACAATCGTATCTGCTACAAACGCAGCAGCAGCGCCAGTGAACGCATCATCTGGCTCAGCATCACTAACAATTGCTACAGGTACAGGAACATCTGCTACCTTCTATGTATATACAAAGACAACAGCAGTTGGAACAGTAGTTGTAAATAACCAGGGAACAACTCTTACATATTATGTACAGGGTACTGCAGGTAAGATCAACACACTTGCTCTTGCAGGCAATGATTCTGGTTCAACATCTAGCGTTGTAACAGTTACAGCAACAGCTTCAGACGTATTCGGAAACAAGGTTTCTGGAAAGACTCTGACAGCACTTGTAGTTAACGGAACAGTTGACACAACAACAGCCACAACAGGCGCAACATTAACAAACTTTGGCTCAGCAGATTTCAAGGTTACATTACCAACAACTGGTACAACAACACTTGTAGTCTCAGCAGCAGCAGGAGATATTGCTACAGTAGTAGCAGGTTTCAATACCGTAACATCTTCTGTAGTTAAATCAATCACAGTTCGTGATTTGGCTGGAGAACTTGCAGCAGTAACTGCTGCTCGTGATGCTGCTCTTGCAGCAAAAGCTACTGCAGAAGCAGCACTTGCAACAGCAAATGCTACAGCAGCAGCAGCTGCAGCAAAGGCTGCAGCAGATCTAAAGGCTGCAACAGATTCTGCAACAGCAACAATTGCTGTTAAAGATGCAGAAATTGCTAAGCTTAAGGCGGATAATGCTAAGGCACTTGCAGACCTAAAGAAGGCTTTCAATGCACTCGCTGCAAAGTGGAATGCAAAGAATCCAAAGGCTAAGGTCACACTAGTTAAGTAATCTTAACTAAAAGGGGGCGGAGCAGAAATGCTCCGCTCTTTTTTTATTTATACATGTTTGATGATATAATTAGACTAGATTGGGGAGAGAATGCAGATTGTTAGTAAAAGCATCAAGGCTTACCACCGCTTGTTTAATAGCATTTTCTTGGCTATTTTTAATACCAGCAAGCGCTGATGATCCTTTATCTATAGCAGCCCAGCAAATAGCTGATTTAAACTCAAAGGTAGGCAATTTAACAGACTCTAAGGCCACCCAAGACCTTATAGATATAGCAGAAAATAAATATGAATTAGCAGTAGCAGCAAAGGCTGTCAAAGATGCTGCAAATGAGTCATACGATTCTGCTGTCCAAGCGGAAGCAACTGCCCTAGAAGAAAAGAATTTAGCTCAATCCGCCGTAGATACACAGACACCAATTGTAGCTACTGCTCTTCAAAATAAAAATTCAACTAAAGATGCCCTAGATATCTCAGCAATTAATCTTGCTACTGCAAACTCAAATCTTCAAGCAAGACAATCAGTTATCCAAAGCTCTGGCGGAAACGGACTTAATTACACAGTATATAACTTGGCAAGAATATGGCCTAGCTATGCAGTACCAGATTCAGTAATATGTTCTGGTACATGGAATTCAAACGCTATGTATCTTCCAGTTTGCGGAAATAGATATGAAAATATTGTGGTTAAATTTACTGGTCAAATCACCGTTCCATCATGGTTTACAACAGTAGCATTTGCAGGATACACAGATGATGGTTTTAAAATGTATATCAACGGAGCTCTTGCAGTTAATAACTGGGTAGAGCAGGGAGCAAGATGGAGTGCTTGGTCTCCAACATATGATGTAACTCAGGATAAGACTTTAGATGTAGAGATATGGTGGTACAACGGGGGAGGCCCAGGGTCTTATTATCTTGGATGGACAATTCCTGGTGGAATGACTGGTGCAGGATGTGACTATGCTGGAAACCCAAGAGTATGGGGGCAAGATTTTAGTTGTAATCTTAATACATTTTCCTCTGGATCTGGAGCAACACAACAGCAAATTGATGCATACAATGCAGCTATAACTGCACAAGCGGATGCACAAACAGATTACAATAATAAATTAGCTGCGTATAATACTGCATCTACTACATATACACAGGAAAATAATAAACTTTTAACATATAATCAAACTTTAATTAGTAAAACTACTGCTTATGATAATGCCGTATCAAATACAGCAAATGCGTTGTCAACAAAAAATACTGCATCATCTAATTATAATCAGGCAATTATTGATATGAATAATGCTATAGACGATGCTTGGGAATCATATAATAATCAATTTGAATTTGAGGAAAAACAAAGAGTTGCTGCAGCAATTGCACAAGCTATGGCAAATCAGCCACAACCAACACCTGAACCTAGCATAGAGCCAACTCCAGAACCAACTCCAGAAATTTCTCCTGAACCTAGCCCTGAGCCATCTCCTGAGCAAACTGAACAAGTTGATCCCACTCCAGAGCCAACCACTGATACCACAGATGAGGAGACTGTAGATCCAACTCCAACTCCTGAGACTTCTCCAGAGCCTTCTGTAGAGCCTTCATCTCAGCCAGAGGATATAACTCCAACTCCAGAGCCTGAACCAACTCAAGATCAGACTGAAATTTTTGATAAAACAAAAAATACTCCCGTTAATAGTGAAATGGCAAATTTAATTGCTGACCTTACAAATTCTAACACATTAGCAAAACTTACGCCAGAACAGGCTTTGGCTGTATCAAAAACACTTGGTGTTGCCCCACAGGAATTAAAATTAGTTGCGGAATTAGCTAAATCTGATCCAACTATTGCTACAGCGCTAGAAGAATTTGGTGATCGTGCTAATGCTAATTTAGATGCACCAATGCCATATACATTAGCTGATGCTGCAACTGAAGTTCAAGCTGAAGCATTCTTGGCAGATCCACTTGGAGCGGTATTTAATGTGGATCCATTAGAACTCCTATCTAATTTCTCTGAGTTAGGTATGGATATGACAGACGATCAGAGAGAAAAAGCACAAGAAGTAATTATCCCAGTAGTGATTGTATCTCAAATTGCAAGCACACTGATTGGAATGAGGAGGTAATATGAAGATAATTAAGAAAGTTGTGAAGGGATTCTTCACATGGCTTAAGGACGCTGGTGTCGAGATAATCGCACAGGCATTCACCCTCCTTGGCTTCTTTATTGCTTGGTTGACACTTACGGGATCCGCAAGAGATATCGTAGGTCTGGCAATTCTAGTAACCACAGTTATATGGTTAATATCAATTCCGCTTAGAAAGGAGTAATAATGAAAGATAAAGTAATTTTTACATTATCGGTAATGGTAGGTGTAGCAATCATTACTGCAATTGTTGGTGATTACGTAACAGCAGCACTTGAAACACAGAAAACTGGTGAACCAGTGGAGGTATCTGCAGAGGTCATGACACTTGTTCAAACAGCTCTTGGCGGACTTATAGGAATCATCGGTGGATATTTTGGTGCGAAAGCAAACAATAAAGACAAGGAGGAATAAATATGGCAAAAAAGAAAGAAGCAGACTATCTAGTAGTTGATGAAGCAACTGGTGCCCCAGCAATTGGTGGCGCAGTAACAAATCTTTGGAACATTTTCCTTAGAATTGTAGCAGTATTTGCAGCTTCAGGACTATCAGTTATTGGTGCAGGATCAGTTGTGGGTATTGATACAGCTACTGCAGTAACAATGGCTGGTCTATTGGGTGTAGCGACAGTTGTAGAAAGACTAGCTCGTTCATTCCTTGATGATGGCAAGCTCAGCGCAGAAGAAATTAATGCAGCATTTGCTAAGGTAGATAAGCAAGCTCAGTAATTTTGACTTGATTATAGGGGATAGGTTATAATTGACCTATCCCCTATTTTTTTGGAGTGGAGCGATATGGACCTTTTAGTTATAGAAGAGCATATTCGTCGTAAGATTATTGATGAAATAAAAAATCTTGAACTTCCAAAAGAATGGGAACCAAATATGGTTATTGATTATATAATTTATAAAATAGATAAGAGGTAATAATGGCAGACAAGGGTACATTGGCATTACTTTTAGAAGTAATTCAAAAAGAAGTTGGAACCGTAGAAGGTCCAAAAGATAATGAAACAAAATATGGAGCATACACAAAGGCAAATTTCTTGCCATGGTGTGGCTCATTTGTGAACTGGTCAGCAAACCAAGCTGGAGTAAAAGTTCCAAATACAGTTTATACACCAGCGGGTGTAGCAGCATTTAAGAAGATGGGTAAGTGGCTTCCTGTTAAGGGTAACAAGCCAAAGGCAGGCTACGTTGTTTATTTTGATTTCCCAGGTGGCCGTGATATTGATCACGTAGGTTGGGTATTGAAGGATAATGGTGACGGAACTGCTTGGTGTATTGAAGGAAATACATCTGCAGATGGAAAGAAGGGCTCACAGTCAAATGGTGGAGAATGTGCTAAGAAGCTTCGTGCATATGGTCCAAATAAGAAGGGGCTTCCAGTATTTATTGCAGGATATGGAGTAGTTGATTATCCTGATGCAGATGCAGCGGCAGCACCAGCAACATTAGAGGAAAAGAAAGTCGCTCTTGCTGAAGTAGCAAAGGCACAGGGTGTTGAAGTTCCTCCTGTAAAGCTCTTTAAGCCATTCAAAGTTGGCGCTAAGGGTTCTTCAGTAAAGGTTGTTCAAGAGGCTCTAGGATTAAAGCCTGACGGCTCATTTGGTCCAGCTACAGAAAAGGCTGTAAAGGCATTTCAGACAAAGGAAAAGCTAAAGCCTACTGGTATTGTTGATGAAGAGACATACCGCAGAATTAAAATGAAGTAGACAACTTAAAGTCTATTTGATATAATAATATATGGGTCGCCTTCGGGGACCCATATATTAATTTATTCGCTTAAAGGAGGAATAATATGGTCCATACATTTGGGCTGGATCTTTTTAATGATCCATTTTTTATTGGGTTTAATCATACCCTACAACGTCTAAATCATGTTCATTCAGCTAATCCTAATAACTACCCACCATACAATGTAGTTAAAAAGGATGATGAGACATGGGTTGTTGAAATGGCTGTGGCTGGTTTTTCAAAAGACCAAGTAACAGTGACTGAGCAGGACGGTACATTAATTATCGAAGGCTCTAAAGAAGACAACGCAATTACAACAGAATACCTACATAAGGGAATTGGAACTCGCAAGTTTAAGAGAACATTTGCCCTTGGTGAGTATGCATATGTAAAGTCTGCTGAATTAACAGATGGAATTCTTTACGTTACAGTAGAGATTGAGATTCCAGAAGAAAAGAAGCCGAAGACCATTAAGGTCAAATAATAGCATTCTGATCTAATATCAGAATATACAACTAAATAGCGCAGGTAGGGCAGAAATGCCCTACCTGGCACATATTGACAACATTTATACATGGGAGTATACTTATAGAATGAACAGAAAGCTTTTACATTTTAGCGCAGATTGGTGTAATCCATGTAAAATGATGGAACCAATTATTAAATTATTTTTAGAAGAAAATCCAGATATTCAGTATCAAAAGATTGACGTAGATAACGAGTTCGATCTTGCTAGGAAATATGACGTAATGTCTGTTCCTACATTTATTGGAATGATTAATGATGAGGTTTCAAATAAAGTAACTGGTGCAGTGCCAAAGGCTAAAATTGAGGCGCTTTTTGCCCATGCTGCAGAACCACATTTTGAAAGCAATATGATTAAAGAAACAGACTCTATGGGACGTGAAATGTTCTGGAAAGATGCAGGGAGACCTTGAGGTTTTTTAATAAAGATCCAAAAGAAGTAATTAAGTTTATGCCCATAGGGTCTAATGATTTCTATGCGGATAATCATCCAACTCCAAGTATTGGGCATGTACCGCAATGGTACAAGAATATCAAAAGAAACTATGATCCGTCTCAAAGAGAGATTGAAAGAAACTGGCGTGTTAAATATCTTCCACAGGGAACGGTAAAGAAATGCATTCCAGTTCTTGACGCATTTGGTGTAGGATATATATATTCAACTCCTATGGAAATTATGTTTGACGGTTCTACAGGGGTGTTTGTTAATTTTCCAGATACAGAATTAGTACAGTTCCATGAACCAGCTCAGATTGAAGGTTGGGGAGCAACAGATGAATATATTCCTGTTGCATATAAATGGAGAAACTTTAATATAATTAAAACACCACCTGGATGGTCATGCCTATTTACACATCCACTTAATAGAACAGACTTACCATTCTATACTCTATCGGGTGTAGTTGATACAGATAAGCATCCAGCTCCTGTTCACTTCCCATTCTTAATGAAGAAAGGATTTACTGGCAAGATTGATCTTGGTACTCCAGTTGTTCAGATTATTCCATTTAAGAGGGCGGACTGGAGCTCAGAAAAGCTACCATTTAAACCAACTGATTCAGCTATACTAGAAGCATCTAAGTATATTGAAGATAACTATAAGAAATCATTCTGGCAGAAAAAGAAATATGACTAATAGCTGTTATGGACCACATCCAGTTCGTGCATCAATGGCTTATGTTGATAAAGTAGATAAAGATCCAAATCATCAATTTGAATTATTTTCTATTTATGAGGAAAATGTATTTTTACCAGCAGAAGACAGATTTATGAAAACAACTTCATATCTTGCATATCCATACGACTATGCTTTAAATTATATTAATAAATATAAGGCTAAGAATTCTATTTAGCTACGTGCTTTTCAATTCTATCAATTGCATCACGCAAAGAAGTGCCGTGGTTATTAAATAGTTCTGCTTTAATGCATGCTATTTCTTCTTCGATCTTATCAAATCTTGCATTACCTTCTGCAAGTCTATCGACTACTCCAGGCTTCTCATCGGTGCCATTCCAATCATCAACAAATTTAAACCATGTTTTAAATAGGGTAACAAATTTGTTTCCTATGAATAAGATTGCAGATAGTGCTGCACCAACTAAAACTATAAATTCTAGAGTAGACATAATACATAATTATATAACTATTTATCTTAAAATGTAAGATTTAAATATCAAGATTCTAGTTGACAAGGATTTTTGTTGTATGTTATACTTAAGTATACGACGCAGTGTAGAGCAGCTCGGTCAGCTCGTCTGGCTCATAACCAGAAGGTCACGGGTTCGAATCCCGTCACTGCTACTAATCCTGTAGTGGGGATGAAAGACCTGAGTAAGTCTTAAAACTGCTCATATTTTTTCAAAGGATATTTTATGACACTTCACAAGCATGTTTGGTGGGTTAATGAATACATGGAAGATGCTTGCAAGATATGCAAGCGAACAAAAGAAGAAATCAAAGCGGAAAAATTAAATCTTAGCATTGATCAAATGCTTAGTGACAATGCGGAATTACTAGAAAGACTAGGTTCTGATTATGATGAGAACGGAGTTCCCTACTGGGATAAATAATGGCTGATTTAGAACTAGGACAAATGCTATTAAGTAATAATGATTGGCACAGATATGAAGCTGACTGGTCAAGTGACGGCCTTACCTTGATTGCAGAGGTAATATCGGAACTACGTGGAAAGTCTTATGGCAGGTATGGATGGGATGGTTTATTAACATCAAATTCTGGGGCTGAAGAGTATGTTAATGATGTATTTGAAATGCGTTCATATTGCTGGTGTGATTCTGGATGGGATGAGGACGAAAATCATCCACACGCTAAAGGATGTCCTCCTAACTTTCTTTACAAGCCCAACGGAATGATGATTACCTGGTATAAGCATGCTTCTCGTGGAGTTACCTCTAATAAAAGCTATCCAGGAGCTAGAACATGGTTTGAAATAGTTAAGCATTGTATAGGCAGTATAGAATGAAAGATGAGACAAGAAAGCTTTTGATGATGGCATTGCAAAATGATGAGCTTGTTGACCAATGGCTAAATGGGTATAATCATGCTTTTAAAATGACTCCTCAAGAGATGATTGATATTAAAAGAGAAGATGAAGTAATAAGCTACCTTGATTTTATTGTTTATGGACCGTATTAATGAAAAGTAAATCACAAATGAGACGTATTAATAAAACTGCAAAGTTTGAGCCATTGCGTAGCACTAATATGTTTTTAGAGCACACAGATCATTGGATTTACTGCCATGAAGAAAGGACTTGCAAGGGTGATTTTTGTACCTTGCATAACCGCTCAAATCACAGCATGAGACACTTGCCACAATCGTACAGATTTGATAGAATGATTATGGAAAGAATTTGTGAGCATGGAATTGGACACCCTGATCCAGATGAATTTAGGATTAGAAATGGAGAGGATGATGGAATACATGGATGTGACGGATGTTGCAGGACATCTTAATATTAAAACTCAGGCGGGAAAAGATATGTTTAAATACTTTAATGATAACTATGGTTCCTCAATATGGGGTAGAGTTTTAGAAGGAATTAAAGCTATTGAAAAGGAATTAGAATGACCCACGATGAATTGTTGATTGAAATAAATCGAAGGCTAGATGTTGCACTTTACAATGGTGACCCTCAAATAGCTCATGCCCTTCGTGCAGTAGTTGAGTATATTAAACCTAATGATTGGGACTTTACTGATGAAAAATATAACAAGATAGAGATATTTAAGATTATTGAAAGGCATCTGCGATGAGTACAAAGAAAGTTGATCGTCCAAAGTATATTGTCAAAGTTACTCGTGACTGGAGATATGGAAAGAGAGCCAGATTCTGGGAGATTCAGAAGTGGTATCAGATGGGTGCAAAGCCAGAGGACGGATATTGGGGAAGAGCCTGTAGAGGTGGTCTAGCATATACTGAATGGGGTATGTGGAGAGCCATTGACAAAAAGTTAAAAAAGATGTCTTATGGATATAATGAAAGTTATTTTAGTTTAAATAGAAAATCAATTGAGGAGCCAAAATGATAGAATGGATAGTGCGCCAGCTATTTCGCTGGGACTCTTTACGCAGTGAGCTTTTGGCGGAAGCAACATTTTACAACTCTATAACCAGAGTAATGAAAGATCCAGAGGCTATGGAAACTGCCCTAGCATTTTGGGAGGAATCAGATGGCTGGAGAGGCTGGTCTCATAATAAAGATCTAAATAAGTATTACTTTAATGATTATCCAGAGTATAGCTTTAGTTCTGCTATGACTGCTATGGATGAAATGGATGGGTCAATTCGTCTATGACTAAATTAAAACTAAAGCTTTTCTTTATATTATTATTTACTACTATATTAGGCTATATAAGCCTACGCACACAGTGAGCCGCGGGAGAAGAACATGTCAATAATTTCAGCCACACTTCTGGTATGCTTCATTTTTATCAGTACCAGATATCTCCTACTTGCCAGAAAATTTGGCAGATTAAAGGCGGAGATAGATGGAATTACATCAGATGCTATGAAGCTTAGAGAAGATATGAAAGCTGCCATTTTTAAGATTCGTATGTATGAAGATATCATTAAAAGGTATCAGGATTCATGACATACTGCAGACATGTCTATGAATATACTGGGAAGGATATCTGCCCAGATTGTGGCGGATATACACATGAAATAGACTGGAAAGCCCAGTGGGAATATCATGTGGAATGGATCGCCTCTGGTAAGGCGGTAGCCCAGGGATGGTGGTCAATCTAATGGCATATTGTAGGCTATCTGATTATGATGTTTATGTTTATTCTCATATAGATGGCTACATATATTGCTATGGGTCTTGTAATGGGACGGCGATAAACAATGACATCGATCTTCTCAATCATATAGGAATACATAGAGATAAGGGAGAAGATATACCCGTAAATTTAGAGCAAATGATTCTCTCAGATATAGACCGTTATAAGCCATTAGAGCCAAGAGAGAATTAGGTCATTAAGTATAGCTAGTTCCTACCGCCTTCCACCCCTTGTAGGCCTTTCTAAGGCCTTATAAAGTGGAGTATTGTGGAGTAAAGTGGAGAGATAGACTAAAGAAAATTAATAAATAACTAATAGTTTATATTATCATTATTTAATGTGTTATAGAACATACCATATCTTGGGTCGTAATGTCAAATTGCCACTATATATAGTAAATAGAGATACCCTTAGCATATTCATAAATTCCTGTCAATACTTGACGATAAATATCTCACATTCTGAGACAATTT